ACTTATACATCCTACCTGTCTTGCGGTCACGTAGAATATATCCTGCACCCATGTGTGATGCGAAGAGTGTCTCTGTTCCGTCTCTGTCAACATACTTCTTACCCGCACGTAATGGATTACCATCGCCATCAGTTAGACATATAACGTGAACTTTTTGTGCACCTGTTCTTGACTTGAACTCAGGGATGATGTCATTCATAGCGATCAAAGACTCATTGAGTGGAGTGCCACCTAGTCTCAATTTCTGAGGAACAGCAGCACCACCGCAATGAACAATAGACGATGCAAGACGGTATAGGTTCTGTGCCTGTCTGTCTGCAACTCTCTTGTTTGTTTTGCTTGATAGTACGTTAAGCATATTGAAATTGTCAAGAATAACTTTACCGTTGATCAAAGACTCTTTTGCAACATCATGGTAACTGCCATGATACTCATATGCATCAGAGAAAAGATATACATCATAGTCAATACCAACCTTGCGACAGAATGATACAAGTGTCAATGTCTGCTTGATAGTATCAAGAACCTGATGATGCATAGAACCAGACCAATCAACGTTGAAGATTAGACCATGACTCTTAGCATCAGGGATTGTTGTGATCTTCTTGAATAGGTCATCGTTGTATTTGTATGTGTGAAGATTAGCAGTATCAAGAATACCTGTTCTGGATGTAGTAGCACGTGCATAACCATCTGCTGCCTTCTTCATCTCAAACTCTTTTACAAGATAATTAACTTCTTTGTTAGCAGATGTTTTGAATGCTCTGTATGCTGCATCTGATGAATCAAGATCTTGGATTCTGTATTTTGCTTGTGCTAGATCATACTCATCAGCAAACTGTGTTTGACTTCTAAATGCATCTACTCTAGCATAGTGCTCTGAAAGATAGTCTGAAATCTCTTGGTTAGAAACATTATACTTGATAGGAATAGTAGGAACCTCAACATAGATGTTCTCTCCTGCTTCCTTGTTAACAAGTTTCTTTTGTGATTGTGTTGCTGCCTGTGCAGTAGATACTTGTGGAGCAGAATCTTGAGGACCGTTCTGACGTCCTGCTTGTGTAGATGGATTACCATGCCACTCTTCCTGCTCATCAGGTTCAATATTTCTGTCCTTAAGAATGTCAATTGGTTGTAGATCGCTTGGTGCGTCCTGACCTTCTTCCTCTTCTCCGTCTGTAGGAGCATCAGATGACTCTACAGGGTTGTTGTTCTCTGACTTACCTGTAGATAGATCTTCTAGAGGATTGTCTGAGTCAAGAGCGTCATCTTGATGAGGTGCTTCTTCTTTCTGCTTGTCAAGTTGCTCTTGGCAGAATGCGAAGATCTCTTTAGCAAGTTCAACTGCATCGTCAAATGTTTCTAGAGCATCACACTTAGGAAGGAATGCTGCTTCTTCTGTTGTGAATGGGATGTCTCTGTAGTTACCGATCTTGTATTGTAGATTGATCTTGTCTGCAAGATTAAGTTGTGTAAGATCTTTGTTAGCAAGACCGAAGAACTCTTCAATGTCAAGTGCTTGGTAACCTTTGAAGAATGTCTTAGGAAGACCTTCGTATCTACGCTTGATAAGTTTCTCGATACGGATATCTTCTGTTACGTTTAGGAATAACTGAGGAACTTCATCTAACCACTCATTGTCTTGTGGTGTGTATAGTGCGTGACCTACTTCGTGTGCGATGAACATGTCAATGACATCGTTGCACTCGTGCTCCCATGTAGGTAGAGTTAGGACTCTGCTGTATACTTCAAACTGTGCTGTCTCTACAGGACGGTGCTCTACAATAAGATTCTCTGTGGCAAGTAGTTTAGCAAGTGATTCTTTGACGATGTTCATGATAATTGCTTTGTGTATACACGTAGTATAGCAATAAAAAACATCACCTGTGAAGCAGGTGTGTGCCACTAATATAACTGTCTACTCTTCTTTAGATATGACTGAGAAGTTTTGTTTCTTCTCCACACGTAATGTGGATGCAAATTTATCTTGTAATGATTCTGTCTTGTGAGAGATGACAAACACATTGGTTTTATCTGACACAGTATGTAAGATCTTTAGGAAATCATCTGTCCCTGCAGTGTCCAGACTACTATCAAATATTTCATCTAAGATTAATAGATTTGTATTTGCACTGTTCTTCATCTTGGCAATAGTTCTCCAAGTAAACAAGAGTGCAAGGTCAATCCTCATCTTCTCTCCTTCAGAGAATGATGCGTAAGAGAACTCATCTCTAAATCTAGATTTGATTGTTTCCATGAAGTTCTCATCTAACTCAAACGAGACATAGAAATCTAGTTCTTTAAGATACCTGTTGATGAGTTGATTCATTACAGGAAGATACTTCCTTATTATTGTACTCTTGATTCCAGTATCACGCAACATATTTGTGACAGTATTATAATTGTCACGCACTTTTTTCTCGTCAAGTAGGGATTCCTCTACCTTGAGTCCATCCTTTGCTAGTTGTTTTAGTTTATCCTTTTCCTGTTTTAAACTACTACCACTACCTGTAGATTCATCTATCTTCTTTTCTATTGCTTTGATCTGACGTTTACGATATTGTATCTCTCTTTGTGACTCACTAATTGCTTGCTGACAACGTGACAGTTCTTTTGTAAGGTCACCTTTCTCTGCTATCTTTTCTAAGATACTATCTAACTTTCCTTTGAGTTCGATTGTTGCTTTGTCAATCTCTCCGAGTTGGATAGTAATTTCAGTTTTCTTAGCAGATCTAAGGTTTGCGGTGATGCTTTGGTTGCAAGTCGGACAATGTTCATTGGACTCAAAAAATTTGTACTCTTTCTTAAATGCTTTTTGTTTATCTTTAAACCTATTTTCATAGATGCGAAGTTGTGATAAATCAGTATCTACTGAGTCATACTTCTCAAGTTTCTCTTCATATGATTTAGACAACTTAAGGTCTTCGTCTACACTTACTGTAATATCTTTTATCTCGGTTTCAAGATTTCTTATCTCTGTCTTGCGTCTTGCAGTATTAGCATTTGATTGTTCTTTAAGATGTTCAATCAATGATTGTTGAGACTCAACTTTATTTTTTGCTAATTCAAATTGATATTCAACCTCTCTAATATTTTCTCGTATACCTTTGACACGTTCTTTTAAAATACCATTCATAGTAGAGAAGATACGAATGTCCAACAGGTCTTCAATAACTTCTCTACGGTTAGGGGGTGTAAGTTGCATAAAAGGAACAAAGCAAGATGATCCTAAGACCACCACCTGAGTAAATGATTTATAATTCAACCCCAGAATACTTTGTTCCAGATATTTTTGCTGCTCAAGTTGAGATGCTTCCTCCTTGAGTTTTTCACTATTGAGATAGATTTCAAACAACGAGGGTTTGATACCTCGTCTCACCATATATTCACGAGAACCTATGCTAAATTCTAACTCAACCATAGTGTCCTTTTCGTTCACAGCATTGACCAGTTGACCTTTGGAAATTTTACGAAAAGGTTTGTTGAACAACGCATAGCACATAGCATCCAAGAATGTGGATTTACCCGCACCATTCGCTCCAACTATCAGTGTAGCAGGACTTGTATCTAACTGTATTTCACTAAACACATTACCAGTTGAAAGGAAGTTCTTCCAACGTACAGTTTTAAAAATAATCATTCAGACAAAAATTATTCTCTAGGGGGAATTACTATATCATCAGGAGTGACAACATAATAGTCATGTCCATGTTTAACACAAGCTTCAATAATCTCTTGATCATTGACTTCTACAACTGACATATCTGGAAAGTCATCTGCTTCCAGAAGGCCAGCATAGCGTACAGCATCATCTTTGTCAAGGAACATGTAAACCTTACGTTTATCATTTTCATCTACAGCGTAAGCACCCTCTGATTCTTTTCCTGACACTGCTAGGATATACATCATACTAACTCTAATGCCTCCACATACAATGACTTGAGAATATTCTTGAGTGCGTCTTTATCAGAATGTTCCATGTCATCAACATACCTTTCTAATATTGTTAGAGTATCTTCTTTCTCTATATCTATCTCCTCATTTAAATCTTGTTCAAAAGATGGATCCTCGATAACTTTAATCTCATGAACTCCTGCAGCATATAACTGACTAATAAATCTTTCAAACTTATCTGTATCAGTTTTCTTTTCTACAATAATCTTGACAAAACTCTGAGTATAATCATGATACTTGAACATACCTGATTGTATCTTCTCCTCATGATAATATATCTTTTGATATATTTCGTATGGATTTTGTATAAACTCTAGTTCTAATGTTTCAGTATCAAAGATATGAAATCCACGTGCATCTCTATAGTCATTCCAATAGATCTGATATGGATTGCCTAGGTATGATACGTTACCTCTAGTGCTCTTGCGATGGAAGTGACCTGAGAATACTTTCTTAAAATGTCTATATGGTGTTGTGCTGTCACCATGATCCATAATATAACCACGATGTGCTTCAAACCCATTGAGTTCTAGATGACCCATTGCTATGGGACATTTAGATTTTTCAATCAATGCATAAGTCTCTTCTTTATTTTGTTGATTGATCCAAGGTATGAATAGAATAGGTAGACCACCTATCTCTACTTCTGTTGCTTTATTGTAGATACTAATATTAGTATACTCGCCAACAATACCATCAAGAGTATTGACGTCATTTGTGTCCTTAAAATATGCTGTGTGATTACCTACAAGGGAATGGACTTTGATACCCATGTCTCTTAACTTATCCCAGTATTCTGTCTTACTCCAGTTTGCTGCCCAGAGATCTAGAGTTCTACGATTGTCATAGGTATCTCCTAGATCTAGAACTGTGTCGATCCCGCGTTTTTTTAGTGTCGGAAAGAATACATTTTTGTAAAACTTATTGAAGAAGTCATGGAATACACGACTAGATTTCCTTGCACCAAAGTGCTGATCAGTTATTATTGCTACCTTCATTTTGCCCTCACTAGTGGTGGAAGTTTGCCACTCATATCCATACCAAAAAAATTTAATGTTAATCTAGGTGTAGTCCCAAAAGTTTTTACACCATGATGTGTTTTATTATCAAACAATAAAAGTCTGTTGTACACATTTTCTACAGTAACAGTTTCTATATACTGATCATTCATAGTGTCAAATGCTTCGTCATACTCTTTGTCATCTACTATTTCACTTCTGTAATGTTTTTCTTTTACTTTTATTATAGCATCATTTTGAAAAGAAAACCCTTGCTTTGCTCTATAGATTGATGTTCCTGTATCTGATTCTGGATTTTTAGTTAAGTAAACTATTCCTCCAAAGTAAGAACCATCATCCTGATGTATCCAACCACGATTTTTCTTACCATATTTGTCTTTACAAAATGGCATAACTTTTTGAAAATGAGATTGTAGTCTCCAATACTCAGGAACTCTGTCATGAAATAAAGAAAACAGTCTAGCACCAAAGTAATTGAAAAAAGGTGCGTTGTCAACATACAATTGTTTTGTTCTAGTACCTGGCCAGTTGCCAGTATTAGGATTGTAAAAACTCATATCCTCTGCTATCTTTACTACAGCATCAGGATCTTTAAAGAAGTCATCAACTACTGTAACTGGATATGTCATTTAATTTTTATCTGCACGTTCTCCTTAATTGTATTATAGTCTGAAGAACCTGACTTGTCATCTGTATGGAATGCAACTTCATAACCAGACTTATCTAATATCTTATTCTTAATTTCTAATTGACGTTTCTCTTTTTGTATTCGTCTAAGAAAAGCATAATAAATGATCTGAGTAAAGTAAGCAAATGGATTCTTAGATTTCTCTGGGTTAAAGTTTTCTATGTATTGAACACAGTTTTCAATGCCATCACAGATCATGTCCTCACGGAACATGTAGTTGACAAAGTTTGGTTTGTATGATAGATGTGTAGCAATCTTTAAAAAGCACTCTCCGATGTAATTAGATATCTGAGGACGTTGTTCTCCTGCTTCTTTGGCAGCAGAACACTTTGCCTTAAAGACTACTAATGCTTCTAAGAACTCTTTATTGTTTACATAATGCTCCGATACGACTCTCTTTCGTTTCATTTATTTGCTTCGGTATGTGTATATTATATAACAAAAAAACCCCTGCGTCAAGAGGGGGCTTGACAAGGTATGGAAAAAGCATTACACTATGAGTGTCAGCGATTAAGGGGTAACTTAGCTGTCTTTATTAAAGATCTTATTGAGTTTAATACGAGCTTCATCTACAGTAGATATCTTACCCTTAGCATCAGATATAAAATCAGTGTTTAATTTTCTTAGAGACATGTGGTAAAACACCGCGACCTCTTGTGCTACTTCTACGATTGTAATAATATGTTCTTTAGGAATAACAAACTGTTCCTCTCTTGAGAACTTCATCCAAGGTTGAACCTTTGCTCCTGCCTGTTTGTTAGGAAGCATTACTTCTTCTACCTCTATTGGATTCTCTACGATTAAGTAATCACCATTCTCATCATGTACAGATGTCACCATAGAGAGTATCTCTTCTCCAGATACTAATTTGATTGCTGCTAAAAATTCTTCTTTATCCATGACTCTCCTTGATTGGGACATCAATGAATTCATAATCAAAGTTTTCTTCATTGTATATTTTGATTCTTTCAACTAGATGATTGAGTGTATAATTGTTCTTGCGACCTTTAGACATATCATCTGCGATGTCATAAAGAGTTGCTTTGGTTTTGTGGTCACCCTTCCTTAGAACTCTACCAATGCTCTGAAGGTTTCTTATCTTGCTTTTACTAGGCGATGCAAAGACAACATTATGTAAATTCCTAATATTAATACCAGTGCTGAAAGTCCCATAAGATGCCACTATAATAGAATCATGTGTAGTCTCTGCGATCTGTCTTGCCTGTTCACGGTCTTCTGTATCTATACCGCCATGGACGAGGAAGACTTTACGGTTATCCCCTACCTTATTATTTATCAACTCAAAAAGGGGCATACCATGCCGTTCAACGTAGTTGAACAGGACGAGTGTATTACCAGACAGGTCACAAACTAGGTTACGTATAAACTTATTTCTTCTATCATGCTCTACAATATAATCCATTTCCTCTTGGTAGGTATCAAATGGTTTTCTTTTATGCTTTAGTATCAATACTTTTATCTGGAACTCAGACAGGTGACCATTTCTGATAAGTGTTTCTGTCTTAGTAACCTTGTTGACCGTGCCGAATACACCTTCGAGAACAAGACGGTTTGTTTCTGTGCCATCCAAAGTTCCTGTAAAACCAACGCGGTATTTACAGTCATGCAGTTTATTCATAATACTGGTCAATGACTTTGCTTTGAATAGATGTGCTTCGTCACCTATGATAGCACCGAAATCTGCAAAGTATTGTCTTGGTAGTTTATACACTGACTGCCATGTGGTTATTGTCACATCTTTGTCAGTGCTAGGTTGTATACCACCACGCACTCTATGACAATACTTGTTGACATTCCAACCATACTCTTTGAAGTCCTGATACATCTGCTCTACCAGAGATGTAGTAGGAACAACTATAAGTGTTTTTAAATTTTTTGCTGTCCAGAATCTAGTCAATGCATAGATCATCAATGACTTACCAGATCCAGTAGGTGATAGTAATAGTTTTCTTTTGTGTCGTAGTGCTTCGTAAATCCCTTTATACTGGTAGTCTCTGACTTTATGCGGTAGGCGAAGTGACTTGATGTAGTCTCCTAGTCCTTCGGGGGTAACGAATTCATCCACTTCTGATGGAAGACCATAGAACTCATTGTCTCTATGGATAACCTCATACCCTCTCGTTTGGCAAAACTCAATAATGTAAGGTAGAAGACCAACATATATCTCACCTGTAGCAGGACTGAAGAGTTTGATTTTTCCATCCCAATACCTCTTTTTATACGCTGACATGAATTTCGCTGCAGGTA